GAGCCACCTGAAGCAGACGCTGCTGAAGAAAAGCAAGAGGCTTCAGAACCCGAAACGCCAGAGAGCAATATTCCATTTTAACTAACAACGAGGCAGAGACGCGGCAACGCGTCTCTGTTAACAATGCCAGAAAATCTTGAGCGTCGAGGCAACAAACGATACCATATCTATGACTGTCAACGCTGCGGTATACATGTTGAGGAGTGGGTAAATGTCCAAATTCCACCCGGATTCAAGCGTTGTGAGGTATGTGCAAGAATCTATATAGATGAATTACTTAAGGAAAAAGAGGTGAAGCATGGCAACGGAAATGATGTGTGATAAGTGTGAAGTGGAAACAGTACACACCGTCGCAGACGTGTTCGAGATGCCTTACGGGGCGCAAACAATTTTTGAATGTCCGGCGTGTCAACACCAATTCGCTGCACATTTTTTTGAAATAAGTCGGAACGCGGTGCATCGGCAGAACGAAGTGCTTGCGATTGCAAAAAGGCTTCCCCAGTTTTCGCATACCAGTCTCTACAAGGAAATGAAGCCTACCGACCACACCTTCATGGCGATACGCACCGCTATTGACGACCTTATTGAATACAAGATGATACGTGAGATTGGGAAGTTTATGTACCAAATCACAGACTTCGGACTGATGTATCTCAACGGATTGGAGGATAAATCGTGAGATGGTATCATTGGGAACTGCATACGTATAGGGTGAATACGATGTCATCTGGCGTAAGTTATCACAAGTTGCATAGTTCAGGTTCATTTCTCGGCTCGGATACGCAGTCTATGGCGAAACTCATGGCAACGTACCGCGCCACACTCAACGGCAAGATGATAACAGGGGTCCGGTGGCGACTTCATCAAGCCGAAAAGGTTGTCGGCGATATTGAAGGACGTGTCTATCTCAAACAACGCAAGACGCGCGGCAATACAAAGAACGTGAACCCGAAAACATATCTGTTTGTCGGAAAGAAGGTATCATCATGAAAGACGCAAAATTTGAAGTTGGGGACATCGTGACGGTTGACGGAAATATCAATGAGATTCGGGGCATGCGATTCGTATGCTCCGATCTCGGGACCGAAGGTTGGGAATACTATTGCAGTGAAACTAAACCGATGCCAGAAGGTCAAGTCACCCGATACTACTGGGTACAGGAGGATAAAATCAGTGGCAAAGCATCAGGTTGACCCTGACAATTTAGAAGCATCATGGGCATATTATGCTGTTTGCGACGATTGTGATTTCCGGGAAATGACTGTTGATGGCGATAAGATACCTTTTGACATCCGGTTTCATGCGCTCGTTGAAGAACATAGTGTGGTAGTAACACGTTGTAGACTCTCTGATGAATATACAGAGATAACTTATTTGCCATATCTGAAATGGTGGCATAAACTCATTAAATGGTTTAAGGAGACAATTTATGGCATATCCACGTGATAAGGGCGTTTGTAAATTCTGCGGTAAAACGATTTACTGGATACGCACCGCAAAGAACAATAAGCCTACACCGATTGAAATACGCGTCACCACCATCTACAACAAGGATAGGGAGATTGTGCAAGGACACGAACCCCATCATGCGCATTGTCCCAATTATCCGGGAAATAAGAGGTGAATTATGAACATGGAACACGCGAAAGCGACTCTACTGAAATGCGGATTTTGCCAAGCAAAGACACTTCACATTGCGAAACGCACCACAGAATTTCATGATAAAACAAAAGTGTTATTTGCTTGCAGTATGTGTGAGGCTGAATCTACATGGGTCAAGGATAAACCGCATAGGAAGGTGAAATCATGAACATTGTCTCGGCAGAGTTTCTACACGCAAACGAAGCCATCAAAATGATTCGGGAACGCCATTCTGATAAAGTTGATGCTGAAGCTGTAGATGCCTTACAGAAGATGGTAGACCTCTATTACCAGCGATGCTTGTACGTCTCGGAAGATGAGCAGACAGAACTCATAAGACAGATGAAGGTGACGTTTGTTCAGTTTCAGGAACGGTTTCTCGCATTCCTGCCTGAAGAAAAGCGACCCATCGTTTATGCACCCGAAGTGCCACCCGGCGCACTTGCGAAGGCTGAAGGTGAAGTGTCTGATGATGAAGTCGATGCCCTTTTAGATGAGATAGATGCCTTGCTTGAAGATGTGTAGTGGGGTATCATATCCGACAGGAGGATTCTAATAGGTAAAAGCCGTCAATACACTTGACGGCTTTTTTTTGTTTTTTTCTGGACACAAAATGTTATACTTGTTAGTATATCTACTATATTTTCTAAAAAGGACAAAATGATGCCAAATATACCCCTGAATTTTTCAGTCACTGACATTGTGCAGTCGGCAGATTCTCAAAGTTCACCGATTTGGTATCCGTTTCCGCGTGTCGAAATCACAGCTGGCGACACACTCACTTTCACCTATAAAGATTATGTAAGTGGCGCGGATGAGTTTTGGATACAGATAGGGGATGCCGATCGCGAAGAAGGGAACGGCATCTTAACATACGCGACAACACCTGAAGAGGCAGGAACGTCGGTATCAGTGGAGATTCGGGCAGTAGAGAGTGCAGATCGAATTTATACCGATGCAACCCTTACTTTCCAAATTGTATAGGACAATATGATGAAAATGGTGATATGTTTTCTAATTGCTTTCTTTTTCTGCGGGGTTGTCCCTTACTTTTTGGTGTGGTATGATGAAAAAAATTGGTATGAGCAAGGAAAGCGTTTAAGAAAACTATACTGGTTTGATAAGGAAAAATGGAGGTAAATTAATGCGTATCCAAGTATTTGACATTGGCAATTCGCACTTGAAATGCGATATATGGGACTTTACCCATTCAACATCACCACCGAACCTTATATTCTCTAACCACACGCCGACCAGCCGTGATATGAGTGATAACCTTGAAGTTATCCAGAGTTACTACGACCGAAACGAAAAAGACGCTGTCATTATTCTTTCGATGTCGGACTCGATTGTCTATGAGTCACCAGAAGGGTATATCCGTTGGATACCCGCAGGAGAGCCTACACACCCCTATGCACGTCTTGAAACGAAACCGCCGTATCGTGAGACAGGGAAACCTCACAGAGAGGTGTTAGACGGCTGTTTTAACCAATTGCGGATGGTGATGACGCAGTTGCGGACGAATAATTTCTTCAAGTCTCGCATTTTACCCTTCAGTGGCTATGTCGCGGCGCATCTTGCAGAGGATAAGGCTTTCAACAAATGGGACATCACCCACGCCAGCAACAGCGGTGTTTTCTCCTATCAGCTTCCATCCAACGACAAGCGGTTTCCGAATTCGGGCTGGCATCCGTGTATCGACGACATTATCGAAGCAGGCTATATCGACCGGCAGATCGTGAGAAGCAACCACATCCTTGTTGCCCCTGATAACACACCCATCTTCGTCGGTGGACATGATACCACCTTCGCTAACGCTTTAGACATCCCCTATAGCACGAAACCATATATCAGTTGCGGAACATGGTTAACGGTATCCGTAGAGTCGTCCGTCCGCCCGAATTGGAAAGACGAAGGTGCGCGCTACATTATCGCTCCTAACGGCGCGGTGCTTAAGCAACTTTGTTTTGAAAGCCCGCAGACCGAGAGTGGTAAAATAGACGCAGTTAAGCGTATCCAAGACTTTCTGACCAAGAACCTCGTTGGAAATACACCAATAACGTTGTTCGGGGCGTGGCGAAAAACGTTAAGTGAATTAATAAACGATAGAGAATTAGATAGACATATAATCATGACGCACGGTGATTACCTGACAGAGCAAGCAGCATTATGGACACTGAAAAAACTACACCCATTTTAGAGAATGTTTATATTCTCAACATCGAAAAGGAATATGCCAGAAAGGTAGCATGCCGCGAGGAACTCATAGCGAAAGGGTTCCCCTCTGAAATTATCCAACCTTACTATGTTATCCACGAGTCGAACTATGAAACAACAGAGGAATTTTGTAAGGACGCAGGGCGGGATTTCTATGCATTCAACGCATTCTTACGAGACAATAAACACCTTTATGCTGCCGTTGGACATTTATCGCAAAGCCGAAATTATTGTCGATTTCTACAACACCTATCTGCTAAATACTTACCCGCACTGCTTATTCAAGATCGTCGTCGTTTGCTGATTACCTATGACGAAGTCCTTGAATTAATCCAAGGACTTAAAGCCATTGATCCAAACTATTCCTACCTCACGCTGCAGTATAACGCAACGGATTTTGAAGGCAAAAAAGAAGGGATACCGACATCAGACCCCAGGTTTTTTAAAGGGATTACTGGATATGCTTGCGACTGGGCGCAAATTATCACGCCCAACGGCGCACGCGATATCCTCTGGCGTTTCCAACAATACTTGAGCCGCGACAAAGACCCCGACGAACCCTGCAAAAATGTTTTTGAAGGGTTTATGTTCCATGAAACAGACGATGTGGATCACCTTTATACTGTCACCAAACAGAGTACAACGTGGCTGGAAAATATTCAGCGATTTCCAAGCACGTTGAACGTCTATGATCCTGAAATACTTAAACAAGATCGGATACCTGTCCCAACAAGACCATTGCGAAATGCGGATGCTTATACCAAACACGCAACAGCCGTCCAAATCGGGATTGATAAATATCCTGAATTATACTATCTTGCGTTAGATAACTGGTCAGAAAATCATCAAGCAACAGGCGACCATATCTACCAAAATATACCAAAAGATTTTGGCGAGAAATGGAAACTTTACGCAGTCGATATGAACCCAGCATCTATAGACATAGTGCAAAGACTGTATCCGCTAAAGCGTATAGAATATGTATGCGCAGCACTTACAGATGGAGAAAGCAGGGTTTATGAGAATAAGGCGAACCCTCATCAACAAGCCATGTTAAGTGATGATTATGAATTCCATGTCGCTGCTATCACGCTTCGTGAATTGTTTGAAGGGTTAGGGCTTAAAGACGTTGAAGTGCTGATGATAGACATCGATGGATTTGAGTATTCTGTTATTAATTCATACGATTGGTCATTGAAACCTAAAATGATTATCCTTGAAATTCATAACGCTACAGAATTCTCGCGGCAGGAACTTGTTGATATTATTGTTGGGCAGGGGTATGCTATAGACAAAATAGAGCCAAACGATCCAAATTTCGACTCGATAGACCCAACAAACATTGAGGCGTATCACGGACATTCTATTAACGTCCGTTTTTTACGAAACTAAAATGGCGTTTGATCCTAAAGACCCTTTTTTATTTTGTAGTGTTGCACGGAGCGGTGTAAATCTACTTACAAAGACGTTCGGAAACGCCGTCAAACTACAAATACCTCACATGAGATACATATCTCAGGCAGATTTTGACTGGAGCCTCGATGCAAAAAGGTTTTCAGGGGTTATGCACTATTCGTGGATTCCGAAGTTTGAGAAAAGGTTGAGAGCCTATATCGATTCTGATGCCGATTTAGATGTGCTCATAAAAGAAACGTTACCTAATTTGAAAGTCGTATTTATGAACAGACGGAACAAAGTAGAACAGGCAATCTCTATGGCGAAAGCTGCCTCTACTGGCATATATGTTATAGAAAAAGAATCTACTCTCAATAAAGACGAAATCGTTTTAGATTTTTCAGACGAGGAGATTCAGAGATATATGCAAATGGCGGCGGTAGAAACTACACTCTTTGAAGATTTTTTTAAAGAACATTGCATTAAACCACACCGTATTGATTACGAAGAAATTAATACACCTGAAATGCTAACGACGACTATAGAAACACTTAGTAACATTTTAGGATACCCGATTATTAATCCAATTGTTCCTGCATTCCAAAAGATGCGTAGCACCGAAACGCAGCAAAGATATAATGAATTTTTATCGCAACAAGGAGATTTTTGGCAATGAAAATTCTAACTTTCGGATGTTTCAACATCATCCATGCAGGGCATTTTGATCTGTTTTATCTGTCTAAACAGATTGACCCTAACGGCGAACTTATCGTCGCTATCGCCGCCGACAAAGTGGTGAGGAATGCGAAAGGCAAGGGCGCACCCGTCTATTCGCTCCGTGAACGGATGACAATGATAACAGGGTGTCGTTGGGTAGACGGCATTGACATATACGGGGAGGAAATAGACGATACCGAACTTGAAGCATGCAAAAACTATGAAGAACACCTCGCGCTTGTCCGTCCCAGCGAGAAAGCGTGCGTAGACTTACATAGACCCGACATAATTACCTTTGGCGACGATAAAGACGCATCGACCTACAACCACTTCCCAAACGTCCGAAAAATCCAACTCCCCCGACTTCGCGATTCTATTTCATCAACAAAATTGATTTCACGATTACAAGAAGAAACAGATTAATATGCTAAAAAAAATCATTGCACTTACCATTCCCAAATGTGAAAATCGACGATGGTGTTTTTACGGTTATCATATCGCACGCGGTGTTCCTAAAGATATGATTACCTATTGGATAGGCGAAACACCACTTTCCTACGACAACAACTTCAATCGCATTGCGGATGCTGCCGCCGCAGACGGATTTGATTTTGTTCGGTACTTCCAAGGCTATGAAAATCTCACTGTGCTTAGACAAACACCGCCACAGATGTGTCAGGTGTGGTCCTACGCACAAATACTTCGGCATATTGCTGATTCCAACGAAACATCTTTGGTGATTTGGGACGACAGATATTTGAGTGTCCCTTTCGGCTTGTTGGATATTCTCGTAGAACAGCTCAAAGACTGTGAACTGCCTTTCTATCTGTTCCAACTCCGGTTGCGCGGAGATATTGATGAACTGCGAGACCCACATCCCAGCCTTCCGTCTCACACACAGAAGGAATTGTTCCAAGCATACGTGGGGAACACAGATACCTCCATTTACTACAAAGATGCCTTCACCAAATTAGGTATGATGGGATTTGATGAAAGTATCATTTTCTCGCCAGAGGGTGCGGCGTGGATGTTGGAACAAATGCATTTAATAGAAGATGTTTCACCAGAAATGAAAGTGCATACCTTTTTCGATCTATCCTTTGAACATCTCCCATTTTACATGAAATGTGTAAATATAGATTCCTATATTTGCTGGGGGCTTCGCCCCGCTGCAGATGCTGCGATTGCTGACGGAAAAGGGTTGTATTGTCCGCTAATGCCGGGTATTAATTTTATAGATGAACCGATTGCACACGGATCGGATACAAATTACCTAACGGAATATATTCATGAATCTTACCACACCTACAACAAAGAAACACAACTCCGATACCTTAATCAATAAATATGTCGTGGTCACTTTAGCGCGTAGCGTCCGCAGACAGGCACTGATGATGGGCAATTTGATAACGATGGATGTACCCTATGAAAAAATAGTATTTTATCCGAGTATTGACGCACGCGATTACAGTTTCACTATGGAAAAAATAGCGGACGCTGCCGCCGCAGACGGATTTGATTTTCTCCATCAATTCGCACTCGGTATCAAGTCCAAATATGTGAAACAATCTCCGGGAAATGTTGCTCTGTTTTGGGGTTGGTTGAAATTGTTGGAAAAAATTAGCAGGGGACATGATGTCTACATTATCGTTTGGGACGATAGGTTTCTACGCGTACCGTTTCTTGTCCTTGACGAGATTGTTACGGAACTCTACACACGGACGGAACCGTTTTATCTGCTCCAATTGCGCCTACGTGGTATACAAGATCACCTCTCACTCGCCGGACATAAGGAAGATGCACAAGACCCGCGTATCTTCACACGTCTTGTTCAAACCCGTGTGGATTCCTACTACAACACATTTTTTAAGAAAGGAATGTTTGGGTATGATGAAAGTTTTGCCTTATCTCCGGCTGGCGCGGCATGGTTTCTCGATGTAATGCGAAATATGGAAGATCGCACAGATGCGCTCAAAGCATGGGATACCAGCGAGACAGACGAAATTCTAACAGAAAAATCCTTTGACCCAGAATTGTTATCTCGTATAAATAATGATAATTACTTATGTTGGGGAATGAAAGATGAAATCGCAGATGCTGTCGCCGCAGATAAAGGCGTGTATTGCCCGCGCCATAGCACTTACAACTTCGTTCACGAACCTTTAGAGTCAGGATCCGATGTTGTTTGGCAATCCGATTTGACGACAAACAAACTCGTGAACGTCCAAAAAATCCCTTTTTGGGAAATTTAGTCTCCGGCAGATGCGTATGTCATAAAACTAACAAATTCTAACTGTGCTGTACTGCGGGGGGAAGGACGTTTTCTGTGGGTTCTAAACCTGTTATATGACATATATTACTTATCATCCTCTTTATTTTCAAAACTCCATGCTTTAGTTTGGAGATGTAGAAAATGTTAATTGTTTAGTATTCCCCAAGATGGGGTGCGGGTTGTTTTTTCGCCACGGACCCGTGGGCGATTTTCGCTGATTGGGCTGCTTCTTTTCGGAAGTGCTGTCACTATTTCCAATCCAACCTGACCCGGTGTCTTTGAAAAAACAGGTAATAGGCTTTCGCCCTCCCTTTCGGGTTGTATGTTGCCCCGTCGAGATCGCAATGCTCACGGTTACCTGAGACTTGGGGAGCATCCTTAAGTAAATACCTACCACAGATACCTACTGTTTCACAGACATGTTGAAGCTGCCACACTCCAACATTGCGATATATTACTCTATTCAGCAAATTTACAATCATTCAACCTATAGGACGGCTACCGTATTGAACAATCTCCTGCCTTTAGGCAGGAGTCACTGAACCTCTTATTCTCGTCAATAGTCCGCCACTCGCAAGACTGACTACAGCGATTGTGGACAGGTTTCCGTCAGCGACACATCAGCGGACGCGGCACCTGCAAGCCGTTTGCATTATCTCCATGGCAAAACGTTGACTGTGAGACAACGTCACTTTTTAGTTTAACAGTTTTTTGCGTTTCCTGTCAATCAAAAAAACCGATTAACAGCCACGAAATAGCAAGCAAAAGATACGTCATCTCTTATTCACCTTCACGGCTTCTCTCGCTTTCTTTTGTAGTGATTGCTTTTGTTTTTCGCGTTCCTGTCTCCGTGTCAGAAACGGAATTGAGAAACCTTTTTTGGGTTTACTACGTTTATCCTGCATACACAATCGGGTGTCCTTATCCTTTGGCGAGACGCGGGACACCCGCCTCCTTCTACTTACTTGATGCCGAAATCGGCTTTTTTGTCAGAAACGTCTACCACAAGACGATTGTGATAAGGTTCATGTTCTAACATAGTGCTATAAAGTGTAAAATCACCTTTATCAGCAATCTTTATTTTACGAGTATCGTCCTTGCTCGTAATATAGAGGTATTTATCATGGATAGAGATATTGAAATATCTTTGTTTGGGTCGTACATGAGGTGGTAATGCTATCCAGTCAATAAGTAGTGTATAGTCGTATCTTCCCCTATTACCATCGAACACTGATAACACTGTTACCTCTAAATCATCGAGAGAAGGCAGTTTTTGGATAGGAACAACCGGCAGTTTAGCAGCTTCCAATTTTCCAATTTTATTGCTTTGAATACCCAAATTAATACCAACAACAACAAACAACACCAGTAATGATATAAAAATAATGGTAGTTATTTTTTGTGTATAAATCATCGCATTGCACCTTCGGATAATTTTTCCCAATCGAGTTCGACCTTCCGCCCACCGTCATACGGCAATGCGTGTCCGTTCTCGATGAGGTATTGCGCGGCATCCATGCCGTCAACTTTGACGATAGCGACGATCCTACCGGCGTATTTGCCGATTGTTGGGTTTAAAACAGTTAAGTTGAGTTCGTTGTCTTTCAGTAAGTTCAGGAGCGCGAGTCTGGATTGCGCCGCGGCGTATTTCTCGTTAGCGCGACTTTCGGCGGAACGGAGCGTCCCATCTCGCTTCTTTTTGAGAGGTCGTTTCTCCGGTGTGTCAATGCCGTTGAGACGGATGTCTGTCTCAATTTCAATCGTGTCCTGTGGTGTCAGAAAGACACCGGGCCAGATCTCGCCAGCCGCCGCTTTCTGATTGACATCAAGGATTTGGATGCGGACATCTTTGAGCGTGTCGCCATCGTAAACCTGTTTCTCTGATGTTAGTTTTGAGGGATACGACAGCAAGTCCGCAGATTTCCCAAATAGAAACGCGATGCCGTAAATCAGTAACATTGCAATCAATATCCCGTATATGATAATAATTCGTCTCATTTACGTGGTTACTCCTGTTTGTGCAGGGGGTTTAAATCCTTTTGGATACCGGTAACCAGCAGGTGTTCCAAATCCGTATCTTGTTGGATATTCACATATTTTATCAGATTGATTACCACCAAGAATTTTGATTTCGGGTTCAATAGCAGTAACAAATGCAACGTGCGATGGAAACACTGCAATAGCACCGATAATTTTTTCACAATCTTGTCCCCAATTCAGAAAATTCAAACTATTACCACTTGGCAATTCACTTATACCCACTTTGTTCAAGATACCTCTAACAAACCATGTACACCAAGCGTTCTGTGTTCCACTTAAACTGGTAAGTGTACATCCGGCAAGTCGTAACATCGCAAGGATTTCCTCTTTATCATCAACTTCGTGTTTACCAACCCATTTCCATGCTTCGTCCATCCACGGTTGTGTCTGTTCTACATTAGGGGCCAGGGAAGGTGTCGGTTCTGTAGAACTTTCTTCAACAACTTCAACATCTTCAAGAATTTTTAAGGTTTTATCCGCTTTTCCGTCTAAAGCGGAGAGTACGCTCTCTATTCGGCTCAGGCGTTGGGGAATGTCTTGGTATCTCTGTTCCTGATTCATCGGATTCTCCTTCTGGTTCGGTTATAGCTTCTGGTTCGGTTGTCGGTGGTGTCGGTGGTGTCGGTGGTGTCGGTGGTGTCGGTGGTGTCGGTGTAATGTTTTGTTGGTGATTCCGTGCTTGTGTATGGTCTTCTGTTGTATGATAAGCGACATAGGCAGCGGGCCATGTCAATGCACTCCCTACTATCATACCAAGTATACCCTCGGTCATAAGGTCAGTAGTAGAAAATATCCAATCTGTTAAGAAAATCCCGATCATCAACAGCGCAGCAAATGCGAAAACTAAATACATGAGTCGCCGACGTTCTTGTTGCATAATTTTCCTTTGTTATTTACAATTTTGACAGTGAAGAACGATTTTTTTTTTGGGGATATTACTTAAAAAATATAGTAAGGAGGGTAACAATAACGATGGCGACAGATAGAATAATTTGTCCAAGATTGTTGGACCCCATAGATTTGCCTCGCATTTCAGCAACTTCTTCTTTAAGGTTAGCTATCTGTTCGCCATGTTTTTTTAGATTTTCAGCATCAGACTCGATGTTCTTCTCTACCATTTCTTTGATAGATGAAATATCGCTCTTCATAACTTCTATGTTGGTTTGGATGGTATGAAGACATTGACTATGCTGATCATCTTTGGTTATGTTCATCTCTTATTTTATACCAAGTTTACCGAACTCATACGCAATCACCTGATCAATTTGATCAGCTGTGTAGGTGGGACCATTGCCAAAAACTGTGACCTCGAAACTCGTTGGTGCTAATGCGAGTATCATTGCTTCTATTTGCTTCGCACCTTTAGGTGGGTTTTTAGCATAACCCTTTATTATTGGCAACCGTTCATTGACTTCATCTATTTCTGCTTTAAAACCAACGTTCAAAAACTCGAATCCGATAGTATAAATATCGGGCAAGATAGGTAATTTTTCAAGCTCGGTAACAGAAGTCTTAAGACATTTAGCAATCAGTCCGCTCTCAACAGCTTTGACAAACAGACCCTGAAAATCTTGGAGTTCGTCTAATACTTTGTCAACGGCTTCTTCCACTTCATTTTTCAACGTGTTAGCAGCATGTTCTATTGCTTTAACATCGTGGTTTAGCTCGTCTTTCGCTGCGTCAACGATATGGGTCAGCTCGTTTTTTGCCGTATCAGCAGTATGCTTGATTGTCCCAACATCATGTTCCAGCTCCTTTTTTGCAGCGTCAGCAGTATGCTTGATTGTATCAACATCATGCTTCAGATCCTTTTTTGCCCCGTCAACAAGGCGATTCAAATCCTTTTTCGCTGAGTTTGCAAGATGATTCACCTCGTTTTTTATTTTATCAAAAGGGTTACTTACTTTCAGTTCTGCTGATTGAACAGGATTATTCATTTTTTCTCCTTTTTTATTTGTAAAAAGCGCATTTCGCTTTTTATATTACTCAGCAGCAGTGACTGCTGAGGTTTCTTCACTTGTTACTGTGTTATCGTCTGCCGCGTTGTCAGTATAGGTTGCTGTTACGCGCAATATTTTGTCAATGTCATCATCGACAGGCGTGTAACTTGATGTTGTTGAGGTTGAGGTGACAGTACCAGTAGCATCTGTCCAATCACCATCTGTTGCTTTGGTTTCCCAACTCCACGTGGTATCACTTGTGATACCGCCATCGGGGTCGGAAAGCGTTGCTGCTAAAGCAGTACCCGAAACAGGTGTTGTTGAGTCAAGGCTTACACTCCCCTCCTGATTGATAACGAGCCACGAGTCGTCAAAAGTATTGAAACTGTCTGGCAAAGTGCCTTCACCTAACTGCACCGCATCTGTGAGATTGGTACGTGTAACGTTACCTTCAGCATCTATAGAAACCCACCCATACGCCTGTGTGGGACCTGTTGGCAATAAGGCTTTGAAAGTCCGGATATTTTCAGCAAATTTATCGACTGTCGTAATATCGGCTGCACCTTGCGCCATCTCTTTGATGACATTTTCGGTAGTGGTTGGCGTAATATCGGGGTCCTGAAACCTGTTTTTGATAAACGCACACGCCGCGCGCATGTAGTAACCGACCTGCTCCACAATATCAGGAACACCATCGGAGTATTCGGGTGCTTCTCCTAACCATGCACGTTTCTGTGGTTGCCAAATATCTCTGTAAGCATCGATAACCGCTGTCTGTTTCTCGGCATACGTTAGATCATCAACACTTATCGGTAACCAAGAAACTGCGGTCGCTGTATCGGTCTCTTCTGTTTCCGTTTCACCTTCTGCTGTATAGATATAACGCGGATAGGTTACAGTGCCTTCATAGGAATCAGTGTATCGTTCTGTACGTGGGACATCCATATAACCGCGGATGTTAGCAGCGACAAAATCATTTTCTGATTTCGCAATATAGACACCGTTATCAAAAACCTCATTTCCCTCCGAGTCCGTATGTGTGTATTCACCTTGAGGCGTATTGTTTAAATCTACCTTGTATAGTTCCGTTGCATCTGTCTCCGCATTCTGCAACTTGATAATCCATGTTTTTGTGCTGGGTTGATAAATCTTTAATATTGTGGGGCGACCGGTATGTTTTGAAAAAGCGTAACCTGTAATCTGTTGCACTAAAAAAACTCTCCTTTTTTATAATCCATAAACTGTGTAAAGTCTCATTCCTGATGAGCCAGCATAATACCTGAATGTTGTATTACTGACCCGATAAAGTGTAAAATAATCATCAGTATACGAACCGGCAATACGTCTGCCACTCGTTGTATTTTCCCAAACTTCTAATGGTACAAATGGTGTGACAACTCTACCATTATTTAAACGCATATCAAAAATGATAGCACTAAAATTGTCAAAGCCTTCATCTACGGTTCTATTCGTTCCCGTCGATGCTGCTACTCCACTATCATCGCTAAAAATTTCTGTAAACGTTTGCACGCCAAGTATCGCATCAATAGTTTCTTTTCTAACTGAATTGTTTGTCTTATCAATGAAAATTAATTCGTCATCAGCCTCAGGGTCTACCCTCGGCACAATATTGAGTAGGTCAAATATATCACTAATACTTTCCTGTTTAATAATACTATCTGTAGCATCAGCAAAGATTAATTTGTCACTAAGAGCCGCGATCCCATCTTCCTTACTATCGAGCAAGTTAAGGATAGCGTCAATTTTTACTTGTCTAACGATACTATCTGTAGCATCAGAAAAGACTATTTTATCATTAAGAACCGCGGTCCCATCTTCCTTGCTACCAAGCAAGTCAAATATATCACTAATACTTTCTTGTTTAATTAGATTTTCTGTAGCATCAGCAAAGACTAATTTGTCACTAAGAACCGCAGTCCCATCTTCCTTACCATCGAGCAAATCAAGCATGGCATCAAAAGTTACCTGTCTAATGACATTCTCATCACCAGATGTATCAAAAAAAAACATCTTGTTAGTAAGAGCAGGTGTATCATCTGCCTTGCTACCGAGTAAGTCAAACATGGTGTTAATAGTCACCTGTTTAACGACACTATCTGAAGCATCAACAAAGAGTATTTTGTCACCATCAACCGCAGTCCCATCTGCTTTGCTACCAAGTAAGTCAAGGATAGCGTCAATTTTTACTTGTCTAACGACACTATCTGTAGCATCAGTAAAAACTATTTTATCACCAACAACCGCAGTGCCGTCTTCCTTGCTACCGAGCAAGTCAAAGAGAACCTTAATAGTCGCCCTTTTGCTCCCATTGTCCGTTTGGTCAATGAAGACCAATTGGTCATCAAGCACCGCAGTGCCGTCAGCATTTTTAAAGAAAGTGTCTGATGTATGTTTTATTTCTATAACAACATCGTCATCAGCTGCAAATGTGGTCGTTTCTGACACGTCACATGTAAGTCGAACAAACGACGATGGGGATGAAACACGAGTTATCTGTTTCAGTACACCTTTCCATGTTTCTCCATCAAAAGTTGTTATAATAATTTCTGTATCAAGCGGGATATTATCTAAAAACGCATACGGAAAATCAGCGTCATTCAGAGCTATACTACGCTGCTCATTCAATTGTTGGGCTTCAGTAAATTCACCAGCCTCAGGCGGAGATATTGTAAAAGTTAGTGTTGCACGCGTATACTCAAAAAAGAGTTCATAAAGATTTCGTGCAAGTAAGCGGTATGGCAGAGACTTACCATCATACCCTGTACCTGTTTTTTTCGTAAAAAACGGTAATAACGCTTCTCGTAATTCATCTTTTGTGGTTTCTGTAAGATCTCTTGCAAGTATACCCATTTCTTATTTCTCCAAAGTCTTATTCATCAATTTCCAATTCAAAGTATTCTTCATTACCATCATCATCTTCCCATACAAACCACTCCCGTTTGCCGATAGCGTTCTCCCATGAAAAGACATTAAGTGTCGCAGGTGTTGTAGGTGGTGTTGTCAGTGGATATTGCAGTCGGATATCTGATACGAACCGATTGATTACACGCGTCATGATTAACTTCCCGGAAATTCTATAATCTCAATCTCAGTGTTCGCTGTCTCACTGGTGAAATACCACCGCTGTTCGAGTTGTGTGCCATCTTCTACATCAACAGGATTACCATCACTGTCAGGTGCAGGTGCATCCTCTACCATCATCCGCATCCCTAAGAAACCCTCGTAATGTTCATCTGCAGGGACTGTCCAAAATAGAGGTTTCGGATCCGCTGAGATCGCTTTCGAGACTTCGCCTTTGATATTAGATATACGCAACACTGCCGACGTGATAGTTGCCGGTCTCACCTGTATTCTGAAACCACGACTGCCAATCCCTAAATCAATGTGGTGTTCATCAAGTGCTGTATCAACAGTGATGATGGGGTGGAAGATAATAGGTCCACGTCCTAATTCATAACCGCGCATATTAACTCCTTAACATCTATGCCAAGTACTTTTCAAATGGCAATCGCTGAACAATCGGGTCGATATATTTATGAGGGACACCCAACGTCCATCGACAATAATTGAAAAAAGATTGAAGTTTCGACATCACAGTAAACATAATTCCTCCTTTTAGGATATTATACAATTAACATGGTTTTTTGTCTACATTATCTCAATTGCCGTCGTTGTAGATTTCGGCGTTGCGGTGTACGTCGGTTACGTCTGTTCGTCGGGGCGGGTGGCATTGTTGATTCGCCAAAGGATTCAAGGAATTGGTACGCACTTGGACCATAACCGGGCGGGCGTATCAATCGTAACGGTGTGCGGATACCTCGTGTCAAACTCTGTCGGCGGACACCTTGTACAACATCTGTCGTCATATCTGCCATTGTCCCGAATGCGGGACCTAAAAACGCTTCCTCTGCACCTTGCGCCCAATGGGTCAATTGGTAAAGTATCTCGCCAAAGGTTGTTGCACCGCCTGCCTGCACGACACCAGCAAAGAAACTTAAATCTTCTTCATCGGGTTCTTGAAATCGGCTAATCCGTCCCAGCAGATTTGTTGCTGTTCCCCACATCCCCGTCGCTAATAGAATATGCGGAATCAAAACGAACCCGGTTTTGCCGACAGCCAATGCCTTCGTTACAGCTTTGTTTTGAATGCCCATGTCCTCATTCATCCACGTGTGCATCACCTTCCACTCCATCTTCAGTCTATCCTTCAACATCTTCGTCTGTGCAAACGAAAAAGAACGGAACAACGCTGCAGTCATCAGTACCGGATTATCGCGCATCCACTTAAACCTATCCAAGGATTCAACGCGGTGCTGCGTAAAATCCGCCATTTCTTTTGCGTACTCCGCTAAGAAATCATAGACAGGATATAAGTGTGGCATTTGCTCGCGCACCTCTTTCTCTGTAAGATTCCGAATCGAGTTCATATCCTTCACTGATAAATTCGGGACAGATAGCGCTGCGTTTAACTTCGGTTTAAGCGTGTGGGCATGCGGAATCGAAAGCAACCGTTCACGTGCTGCGTTTGAACGTTCAGGGTTACGTATCATTTTCTTTATCTTCGCGATCGCATGATGTTTGCCTGCACGTGCTGAAATACCCCTATTTAATCTTTCTACTTGGAAAAACGGTGACCATGGCACTGTTTTTATACTCGGATCTTCCCAGTGTTTTGCAAACGGTGAAAGTGATTTCGGTCCGAATTTCCCGACTTGGTAGCGCGGGGTTGCACCTAACTGCTGATGTAGGGCGCGACTCAAGAAACTGCCAACACCCCCGAATTCATGCATCACATCTATTGCAAATGCCCCGACATCCTGTGCTTCGCCGCGTGCTTTATCACTTGTGATAAAGTCAAAGAACCCGCGTATCATATTCCGCCAACCTGTTGTCAGTCCAACGTTCACTGTCTGCGACAAATTTGGAATGAACGCTCTGCCGAGATATGTTAATCCAAAGAAGTTACGCACATTCCTCGCGACGTTTTTACCGACTTCATCGAATCTATCGCCTTTCCGCCAACCTAACTGCCCGATAATGATGTCCTCCGCAATATTAATGCGTTCTATACCTTTCGCAAATACCCCTTTAAGCAATATCGGGTTCTCAAGGAAAGGAATACCTTTCGGTGTAAATTGCATGTTCCCATTATCCAACACCTCGATAAACTCAGCCTCTATCAACGCTTGCCAATCTGCGGGTGACAGCGGTGTGATATTCAACTCGCCTACAGGTCTCTTGAAGGTATCCGGCGTAAATTCAAGACGCGTACCGCTTTCATTCCTAAACGGTAATCCTGCTTGCGGTTTCCCGCCTTTCTCGAAATCGGAATACCCCGCGGCATACCGTAATTTCGCAACTGCCAATTCTGTCGGCGACATTGTTGACAGTGTTTCATCGTCCGAAAGGAACTCTAACAACTTCGCTTCCAACAAATCGTTACGCTGTCCAAACTCTTTTATCGCCTGCAACCTGTGTCCAGCCCGAATGATGTAGTAGTCAAGCACATTGAAAAAATCCTTACGATAATTTGGAAACACATATTGCCGGGTCTGCTCCAAATTCCCATACTTCTTTGTTTTCGCTTCCTCGATACGTGTCGATAAAATATCCAATGCCTCTACAAGCGGTATCTGGTTCGCATCTGCGACCTCTTGCGCATACGCCTCAAATCCCGCACGATTGCGTTCAGGGTCGAGTGCGTTCCAATCAATAACATGGGGGAAATAGTTTTCGACAGGTGTCCACACTTTATGCGGAACTTTCCCTTTGAAAAGGAAAATAGGATCTCGCGCTTCCCCTGCTTTATAAACAAGCAGCTTCTGTCTGAAGTCCGCATACGCATCATGCACACCGCTATAGGTTTTGAAACTTCCGAAAGGTGTCGGTTGGACGGCTTCTTCGGCTGGCACTATCCGCTTGATAATATACAACGGATGCCCGTCCTTGACAATCTCCCATTGTTGAATATTCGCTATTTTGGAATAAATGATATTCGCACCATCAGGATATTCTAACCCGTTCTCAGCAAACGCTTCGCTTAATGGATCTGGGATTCCATCTCGCACCGCATCGTCCCACATCATTCGCGCTGTGTTCCTATCACCAGCCCATCGTTGGCGACCGGGATCTCGGTATGCCAGTAATGTGTAATCCGGGTGGTTGCCTAACAACGGATTGATAGCCTTCGTTTCGCCTAACAAATCTTGAGAGGCTTCCGTTGCTTCAATCTTAACTTTGTTCCCAAAGGGGTCCTCAAGCATATAGGTTTCCGAACCCTCTATAATTTCGCTTTGTTGGGTATCTCTATTGTAAAACGTTTTTGATTGCACAAAAACGGCATACACATTGCCAGATACCTTATCTTGCACGAAACCTTGCACAACACCCTTTTCACGCGCCTGTTGTCCCATACTGCGCATGAATTTGTCAAACAATGGACGATCCTGTTCAACCTCGTTTCGGTGTTCTTGTTTCAAGTATCCCTTATTCACAAAGCCCTCGTCGATATCGAATAACAATCCTTGACGGAGAATGTTATTGTTTTCTTCTAAAAGTGGTGCCGCGAAGGTTTCAGTGAGATAGCCGTGCATCGCCTTGACTATATCTTGAACAATGTCCGGGACTTCTGTCTTGCTCTTGCCTTCATGATGCCGGACGAGCATTTCGTTGAGTTCCGTATACACTTCCTTGAAACTCCTGTTATCTGCTTTCGCACGTTCACGCACAAAGTCTTTCCATTTCGGATGCAGTGTATCTAAAAGATGCGTACCACTTCCAGAGGTATTATCTCCAAAATTCCGTATCCGTTTCAGACTTGTCACCAAGTCTTGACCCGTTTTCCCCATCATGTCCAATACCTGTTTCCCCGTCTGCGGTAAAACCGCATACGCTCCCGCTGTTGTTAGCAAACTGCGTAATCGAGAAGGTATCTGTGTCGGTGTGTTCTCTGGCACATCGTCAGCATCACGCTCGACAGTTCGCGTCACTGGGATACCTAACTCGGTATCTTGCCTAACGATACCTGTCTGATAGCCACCGATTCCTGAAACAGACAACAGAGTTCCATCTTCAACAGATGTCTGTCCGCTCGCAATACGCGTTCGCGCGCCGCGCACCCCTGCCGAAACTTGTCCTTCCTGTAAAGGCATTTGCCCGGCGGTTGGTTCAGCTGCCATTTCGGGATCCACATCTGCTCCGCTTCCAACGCTGCCTGCACCGAGTCCACCGAGTTCGGATCCACTTCCTCCCATTGGTGTTGTTGTGGGTGTAGCGGACATACCAGAAAGTGCATCAGTTTGTGTTGGAACGTCTGATACTTCGCTTCCGCGTTCAACGTCAGATACTCCATCGCCAACACCAGGTCGAGATGGTATTGCGGGGCGCGCAACGCCTTGACTCTCTCCCGGACCGCCTCTATCAGTAGGGGGTAAAGATAGAGACTGCCCTCCGGCAAGTCGTAGTCCTGCGGGCAAATCTGGGTTGCTAATTGGTTGAGTAAATGTCTGTTCGCCTGGACCAACTCCTGTGAACTCCGCGCCAATAGCTTCTTCCGTAAGTGGATGTCTATCATGTCGTATTTCCTCTACTTTCGCAAATAATGCGTCTGCGCTCAATTCTTTAGGTTTTTCAATTTCCGATCTGCCTTGCCCTTTTCGCTTATCAACGACATAAGCACTTGCCCCACCCACAGCAAGCCTTCTGATATTATATCGCGTGTACATCAAATCCCAATACGTGTCCATGCGTTGACGACCCATCGTCATAAATTCTATCGAAGTGATTGGCATGATAAGGACAACCCTACCATTAGGTGCAAGTATCTTCATCGCCTCGTCTAACTTTTGCGCCATATCTTCAACAACATTCAGCAATATCACTGTCGGACGTGGCCCCACCCATTCACGAGCGATATTATCCGGGTCTATGTTGTGAACAGCATCAGCAACACCGGGTAACACTTGATGGAATAAATCTCGCACATAGCCGTCTGTGTTCGTCGTCTCAACGGTTGCCGCGCCTGCAGCACGCGCAAGTGTTGAGAGTTCACCAGTATCATCACCAATAGTTAGTACGCGGTCTTTATCTGTGATTCCCGCCAACCGTGATTGTAAAAATGTATCGGCATGGTTCAATGTATCTGCTTGGGTGCGCAACTCGTCATACATGGACAGTGCATCTGTCGGGGATGGCACATTCGGGTCGAAGTTTTTAGACAATATCCACTGGTTGGTAACGAAGCGTATAAATTGCGAAATGAGATTAGGACGGTCTACCTCACGTCCCATAAGCTCTGTGTACTTGCCAAAAAGCACATGACTATGTTTATTTCTTTGGTTAAGAATATATGCAATAAATGCATCGCGTTCCTTTGAAGGTGTTGTTAACCCATGCTCTACACCATAATCAGAATCAATCGTCGTCTCATGTAAACGTCCTGAAATACCGCGTGCAGATTCGGATTCATAGAGCGGTATCATTTGCGTTCCTTCTGATGAAATACTTCGGTTCTTACCTTTCAAACCATCGAACCATAAGAATTGAATACCTCTCGTTTGAGTGCCTTTAGTATGTAATGCTGAAACTTCATGCCACGACGATTTGTCCAAGTCCTCTTTTGTTTCGTACCAATCGCCTTCACCAACAAAGACATCAACATACATACCCCCACGGCTCCGAGCTTCGCCTTCAATGAAACTCCATAACTCTGCCGGTGGCAATAGATGCAAATCCTTGTATTCTTGGACATCCAAGATTTCGCCATGATGCCCTTTGAAAAATATCGTTGTCCAGTTGCGTTCTGTCTGTAGGTATTTCGCAAAGAACGCGGCGTTCTTCAACATCCCTCCACCAGCAAACCCGAGCAGTTTGATGAGTTTCCCTCCCTCAGTATTGACATCATACTGATAAAGCGGATCGCCCGGACGGATACGCGTATTCTTTCGGAAAAAACCTTTTTGTTGGGATTGTGTGTTCCACCCTAATTCCGCTTCACTTAACCCTACGTTGTCACGATTACGGAATTTCCAATTACCCCTCTCATCTTGGTACGGTTTGGCTTCCGCATATTCGAGTGAGTTGACAACAATCTGTCCGAGATACTGTTCGCCATACTGCGTTAGATACGCTCTCGCACTCGATTTATCGCCATCTGAGAACGTCGCGGGACCACCGGGATGGTTGTGCATCTGAATGAAATACTTTGCATTCAACCGGCGCATGTGGTGGTTGACGCGGGGGTAGTTGGGGGTGACAGCTTGACCGGGTACACCGAAAGATACCACCTCGTGTCCGACGATATTGTAATTCTCGTCTAAATAGAAATCGACAAACCTTTCGAGTCCGGGATGTCTGAACAGTTGTCCCATCACGGCTAACTCTTTGTGTGACGTTATTTTGTAGCCGCGTAAGTCGATATGCAACCCTTTACGGAGGTTCGTAAACACACCGCGTACACGCCTTTCCACCGCTGGCGTTGTTGCGAATTGACGACGATTGATTGCGTTCTGTACCGAGTCGATTTCGGTGTAGATACCGCCTTTGTAGAGCGGTTTCCATTTATAGTCCTTACCTTCAATGTCCTTGAGTATTTCGTTGACAGCACCTTTCGCAGTTTTCGCATAAGAGATACCCGCTGCAGCATTGTATCGAGGATACCGTATCTCCACAGCCCACATCGGATCGTCTTTTGTGCCTAACCGTCTTACCGTCACCTGTGGTGTTTCTTTGTGTCCGTCAAACATATAGATTTGCGTGTCACCGCTTTTACTGTATTTCTCACGTTCCATTGCAACCCTATCGACGCGCAACTCACCAAACGGTCTCTCTGTCGATTTCACTGGCGGTGGCAAACTCTCAAGCAAGGTATCGTTTGTCGATTGATAAGGTTCGCCACTCGGTGAGCCTAACCCACCTTTCCCTATCTCAAACTGACGGAGATTCGCAATTGCTGCGATCGCGGCTTCTTCAGGGCTGTTTCCTGCTGCCATCTCCATAATAGCATCAATAGCCTTGTGATTCGGGAATCGGACAGTGACTTCCATTATACCGTCATCAAGTCCGTGTGGGTCTGGGTCCACAGTGATGGAATAGTCAGGGTTCTCGTTACCCGCTGCGTCCGCGATTTTCAACCATACCAATCCGTCTGTCGTTTGCTTGGGTTTCAAGTGGATTTCGGCTGGCAGTGGATTCGGCATGTTTCCCGCCACGCCTTGCGCATCTAACGCATCATCGACGGGGTCCGGATCCTCGTTCAACCCGTCCCATACACTGTCATCAAAGTAATCTGCGAGAAACCGTTGAACAGCATCTAACGGGCTTTCTCCGACGGTTGTGCCGATTACGAAACCGGTTTGCGAATTCCGTACCATCTCCGATTCCATATACAGATTGTAGGCGTTATCACCAACAAAGGATACCTTGATACGCATCGCGGGGTCAAGTCCGGGAATTGCGTATGCCATGCCCGCGCTGCTACCAGAGTTTTTATCCTTGAACGCCTTTTCCTCTACAATCGGTGGCATCTTGTCTATACGACGCTGTTGATGTTCTGTCAGCGGTGGGGCATAGGTGCGGGGGTTGTCGCCGTAGACGAATTTTTTATCCGAGCGGTAGAGTGCTTGCTCAATCGCAGCGCGTGCCTGTTTATCTGTGAACCGTCCGAAAATCTGTTCTTCTACCACATGTTTCGCAAAATCCGGTACATCAAACGTGATTTCAGCAGTCCCTTCTTCCGGGTTATGTACAACAGAAATAAAAATATCGTCTTTCTCGCCTGCGCTATAGATACGCTCTCCCGGTGTATCCTTCGTTTTTGGGGCATAGTGAATCAATGTTGGCGTAGAGAAACGTACCTCGTTGCGTGCGAGTTCGTTAACCGCGTTGTCGTACGATTGAAGCACATGCGCACCGAATTGTGTACCTACCTTATTCCGTAAATCCAACTCAAACGCCTCATCTTGAGGTTGGTTGGGTTGCAAATAACGCTCCATCGTTTTTTGGAGTTCAATCAAGTTGTTAATCTGGTCTTGTGGTAGGTGACGCAGAAGTGTATATTTTTCAGCGAATTCAACTTTATTCGGCAAACGTTTCGCACCCTTGAAATCGCCTTGAAGGATAGAATAGAAATACTGTTGGGCAAGCATGCGGATATTATGCCGGTATGTTCTGTCTGCTTGCTCAAATTCCTCGTCTGTAACGGCTTCGGCTTCGGGTTCAGGCTCAGCAGTTTCTTCTTCGGTTGCCTCTTGCGTTTCGTCCTCAGTGGTTTCCTCAGTATCTTCTGGCGCAGCGTCTTGTTCTTCACGCTGTCTATCAAGCCGATAGTCATTCGCCAACTGTTCCGCTCCCGCAAAAATTTCATCATAGATAGCAGCCTGTTCTTCAGAGACATCCATACCGATGTCGATACCGATACCTTGAAGTTCTGCGTTCATCGCGTCGAGTATAGGTTTAGTATCCGTCTCATAAGCGAGTGCCTTTGCGAGCTCGTGTTTATATTTATCCTTGATGGCTTCTAACGAAGTTTCATCTCCACCCTGTGCATCTTCCTGTGTGTCTCCGGCTTCCTCAGCATCTTCAGCAGCTTGTTCCTCTTGCGGTTCAGGTTCTGGCGGTATCGGTTCTACATTATGCTGATTCGCTTGCCGATGTATCTGTTCCATCAGGTTTTCAACATAGGCACGCGTGATGTCTTTGGCACGCGCTGCTTCGCCAACTTCTAACTGTTTTTTTAGGATTTCTGTAGGATTCGCCCATAGCAAATCGTATAACTGCTGTTCAAAAAACGCTTCTTTGGTAAAACCATCTTCAAGCACTCGTCCACGCTCGGGGTCCAATTCCAATACCGTGTTAACATACCGCATAAATACCGACGCGAGTTGCCGGTACGCACCTATCCGATGATCCATGATATAGAGCATCTGCAATGTCGGCACATTCAAATCACCGATACTCGTTTTCGGTTGAAACAATAAATCTTGCTTGAAAAAATCGCCGACGATGTCACCGTTCTCTTTGAGTGTGTTCAACATTCCGACAGCGCGCGCTAATTCCTCTGCGATAGAATGATGGGCTTCGCGTCGGTTGGTACGGAAATAGGATTCAAGTAATGCTAACTGGGGGACAATAACATCGAGCATGTTATTGATATTTTGGATTTCGCCGAATTTACTTTTAATCAGGGTTTTGGACATCTTGAGTCCATATTCGCCCTTAAATACGTAACGGAGCATCATTGCTCGGACACGCTCTTCACCACGCGATGAAAAACTTTCACCATCGCTTTGTAAAAATGCACCGCGCCTACCTGACGGTATCCTTTTCAGCAGTTTTTGACGAAATTCTAAATTGTCTTTATGGTTAAGTGTTTCCTCGAAAGTCAAGCCCGCGTTGCCTTTCCACTCTAACATAATATCATCTCTGAGGTAAGATGCGTCGCTACCTGCTTCCTCAGCAGAATTGTCCTCTAAGCCTACGAATTTGTTCGCATCTTCGGCGAGTTGTCGTTCATCAACATCGTCAACAATCCGACGAATCAAAATGGATTCCGGGTCACCGTCCACATCTGATGCGTCTTTGCCATAGCGATGCACATTCTTTCGCAGATAATCTCGATACTTTTCCCACTGTTCCGGGTAGTCCTGAAGTATTTTTTTCAGTATCCAAATCCGTCCTGAACCGGATACTGACGCATTAGGATATTCTTTAGAGAGCGCGGGTGCGCCATCGGTGAGCTGTCCATAATGGTCAATCAACATATCGGGGGCAACGTCTCTCGCTTTTTCATCAAGGAATTCTAAATCTACCGTACTACCGCGCTGATCTCGGGGTTGAAGTCCGGCTGGATAGTTTTCGTTCTCGCTGCCATCAAGGTTATGCGATCCTTGCACTTCGTTGATATTGACCAAATCGTACTCGACACGATACTGCCCTTTCCGCGCTGAATCACGCACAAACCTGTCTGGTGTACCTTCAAGGGTCCCACCTAAGCGTTTATCCGTTTCTTTCTCCATGTAGTCAATCATATCAGAGAGAGAGTCAAACGTCGGATAAAAGGCTTCACCTTCATCATGCGGGCCCCACTGATGCTTTGTTGTCTGGTAAGTCGTATCACTACCGGATACATCCGCGGCTTCGGCTTCGGTCCGTTTCGGGTCGTTGGCGAAATAAAGAACACGTCCACCGCCGCGCACTGCACCGCCAACGTTTTTCATGTCTTGATAGACATTGAAATGGCTACCCTCATCGGTAGACATCGCAGCGTCGATGCTGATGCGGTCGGGGTCGTCGATTGCTGATACCTGTTCGTCAGAGAATTCTTCGCCATACTGTTCTTGCGCCTGTACAAGTGTCAAACGTTCACGCGGCTCGGTATCCTCAGCAGTTTCTTCAGGCTCTACGGGGACTTCTTCGGTATCTTCCGGTGCTGCTTCCTGTATTTCTTCTTCTTCAGCTCCTTCTTCGGGTTCAACCGGAGATTCGCCTTCTGCGTCATCTGCTTGCTCAGCGTCCTCGTCAGTAGGTTCGGCTTGTTGTTCATCTTCTTTACCCTCACCTGTCATCTCATCTAATACTTGTTTCCCTGATAGCTGCCCAATCGCAAAGTGAACATCAGCCAACAGTTCAAGTCTTTCAGACGCATTTATCATTCCATCTGCGACAAGCGCATTGAGATGATTGTCAACTGCTTCCTTGATTTTAGCCTTCGTTTCACCAAAAAAAATATCATTTCCTTTTTCTGGTGCAACTTCTGCATACACCTCTGATGCAATTTCTACATCCAAGCCTGCCCAATCGCGTTTTTCTTCATCAGGTGCCTCATCAGCGACTTCTTCATCGCCTTCAGGGGCTGCGTCCTCTGTGGGTTCGGCATCACCAGCAGTTTCATCATCGGGTATAGGTACATCATCATCGGGTTCGACGGCTTCCTGCTGATCCTCGATAGGAATAATCGCATCTTCTTCTGGCGGTGTCCAACCCTGTGCTTGGTCGTATTCCTGTGCAAAATCTTGCACCGCCAATTCTATTGCCTGGTCCATCGACATACCGCGGTCAGAGAATGTCAACGCATTCAGCGTCATCTTTTGTCCGACGTAGCCAAGAAACTCAAGTAGCAATTCCTCGTTCTGAACAAAAAGATTGAACGCCTCTAACCCGAATTCGATATTCCTACTGATTTTTCCTGAACGTTGGAGTTGCCGATATTTCGCTTGTAGGAGTGGACCATACTCGGGGTCATTCAACATATCCTTAACTAACTTTTTAGGGATATGCACGTTTTTCGCATTGCTTTTCAACGCGTCTGCTACAGCCTCTCGCACTTGCCGTTGGACTTGGGTACGCAATGGGTTTTTCGCAGCAGCAGATGACATCGCAGCACCGCGTGCTGTCTTTGTCATCGTCATCCCAGAACGCACCGCTTTTACGGCTGGCAGCATGAACGTGCTGACATCAAGAATATCACCGGCATCACCGCGTCCTGTAACAAGATTCCAAATAGACGTTGGGACACCGATAACAAAGGATTTAGGGATTTCCCATGCCATCAACACACCCGCGGCAAACTCTTTTGAGCCGGTAACTTCGGCAAGTCTCCCGGAAAACGCACCTTCAACGTTTTCAAGCGCAGCCATGAAGCCTTCGCGGTCGTTCTGGTAACCGACTTTCTGCATCATCATTTCCCACGGGTCTTGCACAATGCGCGCGGGATCCCGCATAAGCCGTTGAGTTTCGCCAAACGCATCACCAACATCTTGAGCAACACGACGCGGCATACCGCCGAACCCACGACGTTTACGCGCATCGTCGTAAGTGCGTCCGCCACGCATTTCCTCAAGAATTTCGTTCGCGTGTCCTTTATCCCATTCACCAGACTCGACACGCGTTTTGAAATCTTGACCGGCTTGTGTCTGAAACCACTCATCTAACTCGGCAGAGTCGATAGCCCAGTCACCTGATTCCCAAGCTGCTTCCGGGTCTGGTGTTGTTGATGTTTCGACGATTTGTTCATCTTGCATGTTTCACCTAATACTGAAACTGTTCCACATGGAAAAAGGAATTACCATTTTTCGACGCGTGATTTGTCGGCTGGCATTGCGTTCCGCTGGCGTTGTCCCCTTTAACACAGTTGAAGGCATCGTTATCCCTTGCACAAGCACACCATCATACGGATATCCGTCACGTGCCTTCGACGCAATACCAAGCACACGGAATATCATATTTGGTTGGACTGTCATATATTTCAACTTCAGAGGCTTCGTACCAGAATACTTTAGGAAGTCTCCCACTTGCCACCCCTGTTTTCCCATCGCTTCAGACATATTCGTAACATCTGTTTGGACATTCAGATTCTCACGTTCCACTGACGGCAACCGCTGTCCTGTGCCTTCTGTCGGTGTCTCCGGTTCTTCCGTCGGTTGCGTTGGTTGTGTCGGTTGCTCCGTTGGTTGTGTCGGTTGCGTTGGTTGTGTCTGTTGTGTCTGCGTCTGTGCCGGTGGTTGTTTTCCCTGTGATGTCTGCGGACTCACCCATGCCGAGCGTCCTTGCTGATATGAGTTATTCACAGATTCATTCACCCAATTATAGTATTGTTGACCGGGTTCAGATTCAAAGAAATCGTTAACTTGAATAGCCTGCTTGATTTGCGCGATAATACCCCGTAAATCTTCTTCTTCGCCCATGTCTTTAGCAGCTGCATCATTAAAAACAATACCGCCATCTTCCTCATCGAGATAATCGCTATACTCGTTAAGCGTGTTGTGCGCAGCAGCACGAAGATTGTCTACAACGGATTTCATCAGATTCGGCGAAAGCCCTTGTTTCGCTGCTGCTACAGTGGCTGTCATCATTTCACGAGCGATGTTTGCATAATCTTCGTCTGTTGCGGGTTTCCCCTCAACTTCATCTTTACCCCCGAATATATCAGGCACTCTATTTATATCCGTTATCATCACAGGTAACTTGTCTAACGGGGCAAGCGCATTCAACGCGATGTCGTTAGATTGGGTTTGCGTCAACGACGGCGGCTCCCAGTCGTTTGTTTTCTTGGAATCATCAATCTTGTTGTAGGCACGCCAGAAATCGCGTCCTCTATCACCTTCCCGGATTGTCGCTTCATAGATAGCAACCGCTTCCTCTTGTGGGTCTGTATTCCCCAACGCTCGGATAATATCCGTTTGCGTCTGTTTCGAGAGTCCGTACTGCTCTGCCAACTCTAATGCCCGGTTGGTTCTGTAGTCCAACATCTCTTTGTCGTAAGTTTGCTCTTGCTGTAGCACAGCGAGTTTGGTTTTCCGATCCTGTCGTCCCTTGACTTGCTCTTGTTCGACATCGAAACGACCTTCAGTTTCCGCAACTTTCACGTCGCTGTTGTATTTGAACGCAGCAACCTTCGACTCCGCTGTACGCAAATCCGTATACGCTTTTTTAAGTTCACTGCTTACAGTGTTGTACTGTTTTTCGTACTGACTTGCCTCCATTTGCGCAATTTTCGCCTTAAAACTTTCGCGCGCGAGGTCCTCGCCAACCTTATCACCTTCTGCACGGGCGAGTTTTATTTTCTGTAAATCTGTAGCGATTGCTGGGACCGTTCTCATAATTTACTCCATTTCATCTTCATCATATAGATTATGCCTTGCCAAAATTTTCCCAACAGCATCACTCATCGCTTCATGAGAAGCGACAGTCCCTTCAGTGTAAAAGGCTTGGCATAATTCTCTTAGTATTTGATTGAGTTCAGATTCTTTCTCCATCTGTGCCAAGACTTGTTTAACTTCTTCTGTCATCTTGCCTCCATATTGAAACGTGAACGTCTGCGAGAATTCCGTTGGGTATTCTGTTCTGTTTTTATTCCGCCTGTCATAACACGATACAACTCACTTTCAATCAACTCCAACTGTTTATACGCCTCACTTTTCACATAAGGTGTCGCTTCAGGATCATTTAATATGGCTTCCATTTCCGCTTTCAAACGATTCCAATACTCTGCATCTGTCTCAGTAGGTTCAGCAGTAGATTCAGCAGACATATCTGTTTTATCACGATACAACCACTGGTTAAACTTACTCTCAGGCGTATCACCCGTAAGCAAACTCTTTAAATCGGGTTCGATGGCTTCGAGTACCTCAAAGTCCTCTTTCGGAATTACTCGTTTCACCATTCTCACAACTTCACTATCACCGGGTTCAATCGGGACAATCGGTTTGCCTTCGATATTCACGGGTTCGCCTTGCGTGCCGTCGGGTGAAGTGGGTACAGATTCCCTGCGGCTCTGCTCATAACTCGGTGAAGGTTTGCTTGTGCTTGTCCTTGTGCTTTCGGATTCAGACGATGGCAAGTTTGCTTTCGGTAATTCTTTACCGCTATACACATTTCTCTCTAAATCAGTAAAACGCCTTTGCATCGTACCGGGTTCGCCATGCAACTTTCCATAACGTGTGTAGATACCAACTAAATCCTCGTCTGACAGCGTACCGCTTAACCACTTATCTACTTCGTCCGGGTGTGAAGTCTTTAGAGATGCAAGCATACCTTCAGAGAGTTTTTTATCCGTAAACTCACCAGAGATTGCCATTAAGCCCAACTGTCCAGCGAGATCTAACCACCCTTGACGCGTCAATTCGTCGTCTGCCATCTCCGCTTTTTGTTCAGCCTCTGCGATACGTAAATTGATGTCCGCAGCGAAGGTCGCAATATCAGTTTCAGCGTCTCGCATAAATCGTCCACGATTCGCTGAAATTACGCCTCCCGCGAGTTCAGATGTATTTAACCCACGACGCTGAAAAGCAGCACCACTTTGCGCACTGTGTTCGTCCGCAGCAACACGTGCGCGCCGCCGTCTTAACTGCGAAAACTCGCCAATCGCTCTATCATACGGAGCACGGTCTATCGACGTATCTCGTCCTGTCAAGCCACCGGTAACACCACCGGTAAAAGCACCAACAACTGCACCTTCGGGGCCAGCAACTGACCCGCCAGTAGCAGCTCCTGAAACAGCACCCTGAATTGCTCTCTCCCAGTTAAACCTTGATTTGCGTCGATTGTAACGTGGCAAAATAAACTCCTTAATCAAACAATCTTAATTGCAATGAATTGCAACTCTGCTTTCGATAATACTTTTTCAATCCTTTAGAAACCTTTCCTTTCTGTTCTTCACTCATAGGTTTACCTTTGTTCCAAGCAGTCTGCAATCCTTTTTTCCCTTTATTCCAAGGGACCCTCCCTTTTAATTTCGCTTTAGTCTCGTCACTTAACTTTTTACCTGTTAATTTCTTCCTAATTTTTTCTCGTGTTTCAGGGCTATGCTTTTTACCAAGCATATTTTTATTGCCTTTTTTCGCTATGCCAATTTTGGTACACGTTTCAGCAGAAGCACGTCCCTTATTTTTACCACCTGTTTCCAAATTATATCCATTCGGAGCAACACTATTCTCTTTCTTGACATACCATCTTTCAATAGCATTTAAGGACTCTTGACTTGCCCCTTGATACTCTACAATCTCATAAACAAAATTCTCTTTACCATACTTTTTAATAGCACTATGTAACGCGCTACAACCTTTTTCGGTTAAATAAAAATGCAATTTTATCCTACCATGCTTACTTTCCGTAGGATGATTAACACTTTGTCCAACATACTTTTTACGATTGACTTTGTTCGTCAGAATATAAATATACATGGTATCCTCACTCTGATAAGATTCTCACTCCCTCTGTAAAGGTGTGGCAGAGGTTACAGCCCCCGCCACTGAGTGAGTCCTACTATTATACCATAATCTGCTTTTTTATACCTCAAAGAATATGTCGCGAATCCGTTTCGGTGGCACTTCGTAGTGGTTGCTCAATAAAAGATACACTGAATCTGAATTGACATGAACATGTGCTGGTGATACGGACACTATCTCGCCATCGGTGTTCTTACTGCCGTCCTCGTTAACTTTTTCGAGTGCCTTGTCGAAAGAGTTGAATACCCGCTCGATTTTCCGGGATGTCGGCAACTCACGTGGCAAGTTTTTCTGTTCCCTGTCCCACCACTTGCTCAACCGTTGGGATGCCTCTTTTTTCTGATATTCATCTCCCCATATACCCCAAAAATCAGGGTCTTTCGGGTTCAAGTTAATACGGTTTACATCATGTACAACCTCTGATTGGTACATCGTTTCCTCCATCCTTACATATCAAACGTTAGTGGCGGAGTTTCAAGCGTTTTGCTAAAATGGAGTGTTCTATCTCCTGAATTATAAGTCGGTCCCTTAACAAAAATATGAATTTTATATGCCGAGATATTTCTCTTTAATTCCCTAAACTCTCGCATTTCACTAATGAATTCATACTCTTTGCCAGTCTCTTCAGCTAATTTCTCAGCCAATTGGGACAATTCTTGATGTCTTACCTTATTTTTTTCAATTTTCTCGTCTACAAGTGGTTTGTAACGATTAACCAATATCTCCATGCGTTCATCTGCTGTTCCATGCATTTCACCATTAATCGTTTCGACAACAACACCATCATTAACACAGTAAATTTCGTAGGTAGATTTCACGAGTACCTCCTTATGGCACAACAAAAACTTCTAACTGAATCCTATCGCATAACGGAAAGCCTTCATCAGTTTCCAAACGGACGCTCACACGGGATCCCGAACCATGTATACCATGACGATAGTCATTGTACTTATCAGGTTCAAATTCCTCTGCAACGCCCTCTACATCATCAATGTCCACTCGGACTCGGACTGTTGGTGCGGGTGTTGTCGTATGGACACATAAAACACCTGTGATAGAGGCTTCCGACGGCACAGCAATTGGATTGCTCTGCCAGACACCGCCAATTGGGGCCCCGTTGTCCGTATCACCCTTAAACAACTCTACAAGTGTGTCATCTTGTAAAACACCGTACAGGATACTCTCAGCGTTGACACCGCCCCGGGACCAGAATGCATCTTTGAGTTGCCACGACGCGGATGCCCAATACTTTCGCGTCATATCCAATATAATTACACGCTCAGGTGTAATTAAATGATAACAATTTTGATAGAGAAAAGCAACAAGATTCTCTAATTCCGCGACTGTCAAATCCTCCAAATACTGCTGAATCGGTAAGCCTACATCGCGAACATCTACTTGACCCCGCCAGTTTATACCATATTCATAAAACCGGTTATCACTGCCCACGAAGTAGACAGCCCCTCCAACAGTCAACACACTGCGCGGCGACATCGTACCAATCCCATCAATCACATGTGAGGCATCGACATCGACTTCAACAATCGTCTGTGGGTCGTACAACCCCGAAATAACACCGCTCCCTTTGATGATATGCATAGCATCACGCTTGAATACAATCAATGCACTGTCGTGTGCCGCGGGGTGGACATGTAGGATTGGCGATTGACCGCTACGCGGCAGAGGAAAGCTGTGAGGGACAAGCGCGTTCTCCGACGGCAGCGCGTAAATCCGTTGCTCGCCAAGATTGCCGATTTTATTGAAATAGACTCGATTATTCGCCGCGCCCCACAGCCCGACACCATACGCGCCCATTGTATGAAATCCATCAACGGGAGCGTCGTGTTCATAGGAGTCTAATAACTCGGAATCAGAAGTAATCATGCCTTCATAGTTCTGTAAGGTGTTTTCGAAACTACCGTCTGCGTTTTTGATAAGACTTCCGATCCTGCGGAAATCTAATCCTGTTTCAATCGCTTTCGTAGTATCTATTTCCTCAATAACTTTCTCGGACACATAAACGTTGATTTGGGTTGCCCAATCGGGTTCATTCGCAAGCCCCAAGAAAGTTGAAACCGTAAAGTCTAAAGGGGAATCGCCTTCACCGCGCCAGAAATAAACACGCTCACGCTGTGTTATTTTGCTCGGACGCGATTCGATATTCAACATTTCATTCGCATACGTATAAACAACATACCGGAGTTGTGCGTGAAGATGAAATGCGTCGGGTGACACGCTCTCAGCATTCGCATTCTGAAAATCAATTCGGGCAGCGGTGTTCGACGCAATAATATCGCCTACATCACTGTCAATCGAAAACCTTGCGAAATAAATACCAGCTGCGGGTTCTTCACCAACAGCGTTATACCCGTCCCAAAAGAAAAGATGGGTCCCCTGTTCAAGCGGACCTTCATAGATGGAACGTATCACTGTCTCGTTCTGTTCGGTAATCGTAACCGTTGCTTGAATAATATCCGTAGTTGCGTCTACCTGAATGAAAGCCCCAGTCTGCACAGGATTCGGAAACACAACCGCCGCAACTTTACCGATTTGTGTACCTTCAGCTTCTGCCGAGAAGTTTGGTGTCGGCGGATTCAAGTCTGCCGGTGTTGTTCTGTAGGGTGTATCAATCGTACCACTGATATTCATGTCAAACGCATTTTCGTTTTCAGGATTCACGCCCGGTGGGTCTAATACCCAATCGTAAAGAATGTTTTCTTTGACATCTATGAACAGTGGACGAAAACCTCTGCTCACAACAAACAATAAACGTCCGATTTCGTCTTGCACATAGGTAGCGTTACGTGGCAACCGATAAATCCGCTTGATACCGTCCGGTGTATCATCATCGCCTAACCAATGCACGACGATGATTTGATCGCCTTCAGTATACGAACCTTCGCTTGTACCAATACTCAAATCACTCACATCAACCACCTCGTACCCTTTTCTTGGCACGGGTCGTCCTCTCAGGCTGACTATCAAATCTTCCATCTCCACCGCGGCACCCTGCGCACGTAGAAAGGCTGGTGCTTGAAGTGTCGCCTTTGCGAAATCTGCAATTGAAATTAAGTCTGCGTTTGGGTGTGCCATAAAAACCTCACGGATTTCAATTTTAACCTCAGTCCCCCGCGCACTTCCCATGTTTTTCACGGGTTTTTATACTCGGAGAATCGTTCTGTTTTTTTAGATGAGGACTATCCAATTGGTTGAAACACGGTTCGCAAAGCGGTATCGTTACTGTCGGTTTATACGCAAACAGTAAGTCTTTCCTACATATAAGGCATTTCGTCAGTATCGCACGTGGTTTTAACATCAGTCTTTGCCTTTCTTGAAACGTCCTTTTGCATCACGTGGTCGTTGTTGACGTTTAGTGGATTCAGACATTTTTTTTATCGCTTCAGGCGTATGCTTTTTACCTTTCATCCAAGGTATATATCCCTGTTTAGCCTCTGACATTCTCTTTCGTGCTTCAGCAGACATCTTTTTGCCTTTATTCCACGGAACCTGCCCTTTATTCAAATCAGATAACTTCCGTTTCGTTTCTTCAGAACGCGGAATTCCTTTATTCCAAGGCGTTTGTCCCTTCTTTGTCCGTCTATTATATTCCGCAAGATCAGGACGCTTGTTACCTTTATTCGCATCACCAATCTTACGCTTAACATCAACAGAAGGTCTACCGCCACCGTCACCACCCGTTTGTAGATTGTATCCATTGGGTCTCATACAATCCAACGTTGCAATCCAGTGGCATTCGCGTGCATAAAGATTTTCTGCTGAACACAACTCTATCACTTCATAAGCAAAAACTTCAACACCATACTTTGCGATAGCACGGTCAAGATAAATGGTTGTATCCGTACCTCTAAAATGTTGACGAATTCGATTCTCAATATTAACAGATTGTCCAATATAACTTCTACCGCTCTCGCGGTGATAAATTCTGTATATGCCTATCATGGTATCACCTATTCTGATAAGATTCCTATTCCCATTGTAGTGGTGTGGCAGGTGCTACAACACCTACCACTGAATAGGTCTAACTATTATACCATATTAGCAAAGATTTAACCATGCATTTTCATCAAATTCTTGGTTTTTCTGTCGTTTAACTCTATTTTCAAGTTCTCTAATTCGCAATTCATTTTCAATTTGTTTGTCTGTTTTTGGGGCATCTAAGGCATCATCTAACAATAAAGCCCCTCCCACAGCGAAGCACGTGTCATCATAATAACCCGTTGCCGGGCTGCCGGGTCTGCGTTTCATACCTTTTTTCGCGGCTTGGATACCGCCACCGCGGCCCGGACGGTACACCATGTGCTTCATTTCTTCGATGATGACTTCATCTTTGATGTCGATACGTTTCTCACGGATAACCTCTTGAAGTTTCGCTACCATACGCTTATGTGTCTGCCCGTTGTTATTCCAACCATAACGATTGCCTGCCGAATTACCCGTAATTGTTTCTTCTCTTACAAGGTTCGGATACCCCCAATTGATGAGGTCTCGAACAAGCGAACCGCCATCAGCGTTATTTTCGGGGCATATCAGCGCGTTGTTATAGTATTGTCCGAGTGCGAAAAGTTGTCTGCCGAATTCGTTGGGGTCCAACCGTCTGCCATCTAACCCGCGCAACCGCGCAACGACTCTAAATGGAAGCCGTGAGAGAACGACGGCACAACTGAAATCGCCTGTCTCCAAACCTTGCGCCATATCTACGCCGATGATATATTCACCATACTGGCGGACCAACTCCCATAAAATCACAATCGCATGTTGGACTTCAAAGAATTCAAAGGTGTTGGATACCTCGTCTTTCTCAAAGAATTCACCTATTTTCGCGGGGTTTCGTAGCTCACCAGCCTTCGGGTGCGGTGTTTCATCGTCTTTGAATTCAGGATAATGCACCCGGTTTTCTGTGTACCACGTAAGGGATCGCTGGTCTAAGGGTGAAAGCATCGCGGAGCGAAACGCTTCGTCGGCTGTGGACGGATATTGGCGTTGGAAATCTACCAGCGAGAAACTTTTTTCGCTGATTTTCGCTCTCCGCCATTTCAGGTTTTCGAGGGTTACACCGACCTCACGAATTTCACCGGGTTTGATAGGGATATTCAGAGGCTTCAAATCAAGCAGTGATACCTCGTCACCGAACATCGAATCTTCAGAATTGTGCAACGACTCCGCGAACCTTTTGCGTTCAGCTTCTGAAGCGAAACGATTGAACGGCTCATCTTCACCGTATTCCTCATGTATCCACCACGGAATGAACAACTGCTGCCACCCATAACCTTCACGAGATCCGATTTTCGCGGCTTCCCACAATTCATGGAACATATCACCGTATTCTTCGGCAGTCGATTCAACGAAGATGCTGGTATCCATCACGTGCATAGGGACAGTTTCTAACATATCGTCCATAAACCTGTTGAGATTCTCAAACTTCGCGGCTTCGGAGAGATGGATAAACTTGATTGTCCGGGAAACGACGCGTCTCTCACCTGTTACGGCGATATACGCATCGTTCATCTGCTCGCCAAACTGAATCAGTTGACCGGAGACTTCGTGTGTGACTGGCAACTGTATCGGGAAATGGTCTTTGTACCGGCGGTACATATCATAGATATTTTTACCGGAATCCTGTTTCGTTTCCGTTGCAATCAGCAGATTCGCACCAATATGGCAATTCATGTGCGTAAATCCGATTGCACCGACACCCGTTGAGCAACCTTGCTGTCTGCCTTTAAGCACAACAAGCCGAACAGGTCGCTGTTCAGCTCGACAGTCAAAAAAAGAATTCAGCAGCATGTGCTGCGTATTGTTGCAGACCCACGGTACGATTTTATCTGTTTTTCTGTCCTTTATCTTGAGAAAGGTTTCACCGAATCTAAGGAAATTCTCTTTACTCTCTACAAAATAAAGTGGGTCCGTCTTAAGTTTCTCAATCAGATTCTGGCGGGGTGCATCAGCCTTCTTCTCCCGTTCCGCTAATTCCGCTTCCAACATCTCCTGTAGCGTTTTCTGGCTCAGATTCGGTTGGGATGTCGATGACGTTACCTGATTCAGCATTTTTTAGTAAAGCCCTAATTTGTTCGTTTGATAAACCTTGAATATCACGTTTCGCGAGTATCCGTGCCTGCCCTTCCTCTATACTCGCTTCAACAGTGATTTTGGCGGTATCCATTTCCGTACGCGCCTCTTTGATAATGTCTTTCGCTGTCGAGATACCTTGCCGGAATTGTGAGGGATCTTCTTCTGAATCTAACCTACGAATTAGATGTTCATAGAGTTTATCCAACTCTCGGATACGATTGCGACGGTGTGCGAGATAAGAGTTCTCAAGATTTTGGAGATACGCTTGCCGGAATTCGTCATAATTCGCCTGATACTTTTTGGGGAAACTCTTGCGTCCCGGACTTAACGCGTTGACGCGGCCCCGCAATAGATATGTCAGAAATTCGTCCTCGCCATAAGCCTCAATGTCTTTCTCACAATACTTCCAAAACATATCCACAATATTTTTGCAGATATTCATGGGGTTCACATACTCAGCGTACTGGCGCACAATGAATAAATCGACTTCGTGCGTAAACTTAAACTTCAGTTGTTTCTTGTCTAATGCTTGCATTTTTTAATTCTTGGACAAATCCTTGACTTTCTTTCAACGCCGCTTGGATAACCTTGTCCCGTTCAGCCGGGATCGTGCTTTTCCCAACTTCAACTTTAATCTCAGTGGAAGATATTGCATGATGCAAAGTTTGAAAGATATGAAAAGTATAGAACGGACGTTCCGTCACGGCATCAATCGTGGCGAGACGTACTTCAATAGAAAATTGGGAAGTCTCTCCTAATTTCATTTCATTCCCATTGTTGTTTTCGGGTTTACGCTTTCTTTTTCTTTTCAATTTTGTTATCCCTTCTATATTCTGCAACAATTGCTTTAATTTCCTTCTTGGTTTTCCCGTAATCCTTCGCGATGTCTTTCAACTTATCGCCACGACAGTATCGAGCATAGATGAAATATCTATCCAGTAGTACCACTTTGCCCCCCCAACCCCATCTTGTCTATGGCTTCCGCGGCAAGCGATTTATCCGTTGGCGGTGTCGCACCGACGCGGAGATACACGCCTTCGACTTCACCAACGTTGTTTTTAGAATCTCGGACACGGAAATGAAGGTCAGGGTATTTCTTGCGCATTGCCTCGACACCATCTTCTACGACTTCCGGTGTGCATTCAGGGGAAAGTGTAATGAAATAGGTATGTGCCATATCGCCAATAATGCGTTTGTCTGTTTTCTCATTCGTTGTGAGTCCAGTAATAGGCAAATACCGAAGGATTTCTAATTCAACGTGTCCGAAACAGGGAGTATCGTGTGCATCGTACATGGGTCACCTCAAAAATCAGAATAAGTCAAATGGGCTTATTGAAGCATGCCCATAGTTGCCCGGAAAATTCCAACCGCGCCGTCTGTTCATGCCCATCAGCGACGAAGTATTCCGTTCATCTAACTTGAATTTGTAGGATTTGATATTCTCGACTTCCATCTTGAATTCTTCCATCAACCCTCTATCCGGGTTCGGATTTCGAGACATCTTTTTCTGTGCGAGGATATGTCCATAGGCATAGACTGCTGGTAACGCCCAACTCGGTATCTCGCAGTAATCGGTACGCTTCTTCATCGGACGCGGCAGACAGGCGTTACGTACTTCTACTGACGGCGCAGCATCACGTGCAATGAGTGAAACTTTGCTTGTAGGGATTTCGTCACCACTATCTGCACGGAACACGCGCACCCTATAGGCAATGTCCTCTCGCAATTGTACCATATCCGGGAATGAAGGAAACGAAAAATCGTTTGTCCCCACAGCAAGTCCTTTCCGCGCACCTTCGGCTACCTCTGCGTCATCTTCATCGTAAACTTTCAGCGTGAATCGCTCATCTTTTTCAAACCCTGACGGCAGTGTGAGTATAGACGCTTCGGCTTCAAACAACACATTATCTTCTTGAAGGATAATGTTCTGCGGAAGCCCCGTGTAGACTGTTGTAAAGTTATCGACATCCACTTCGGGCCAGAAATCCATGGCATCGCGCGTTTTCTCTGCCATGTCGATTTGGAAAATATCGCCTTTTTGGAAAATGTTGGTTTTCCCGCCTGCGAGTTCTTCAACAGAAATAGCGTTAATCGCGGGGAATGTTGCGTTGACGACACCTTGCGATTCGTCCGTAAGGTTATGCACCGTATCGCCGACACGTACCGCTCTTAGCCCTGAAGCTGTAACACGGGTTTCGCTTTCTTCAGAGATAATACCGCGCGGTGCAGCCATGATAGGAACTTGTTCTCGGATTTCATAGTACCTGAAAACAAAGTCGCTGTATTGTGAACGGGTTTGCGCGCGTATCTCAAGGAGATTCGCGCGCTGTACCTCGTATTCCTGACCATAAGAGTGATGAAACACCGCGACGGGTCCAAGGAACAACTCCGGCAAAGTGTATCGCGTGACATTCGACAACACCTCGATATAAAACGTATCTTCCAAGAGACTGTGATTTGCACTATAGCAAATCCACGTCACATGGCGTGCTGCTTCGTTGAGTATCCGTAATAATTCGTCGAGGTTGGAGTTGATGCCGTCGTAGTAGACTTTACGGAACGTCCCTTCTCTCGGCTCACCGAGACGTAACCGGAAATTCGTGATGACTTCATCTGCACGGAGTAATTCGCTCATAATTATTCACTCACTACTATAGGTGGATAAATGCATTCTTTCGCAATTTGTGCAAACGGGTCAGGTTTTGGGGTTTTGGCATTCCACTGCCCAAGTAAATTGGTAAAATCGTCCTCTGTTATATTCTGCTTCTGATAAGTTGTTACCTTTCCATGTGCTTTGTAAATTTTACCAACAGCAAACAATTCCGCATTATGTAAGAATTCTGCTTCGTCAAACAAGTTTAGTTCTTTACTTCCTTCAATTGCACAACGGACTAATTCGATACATGCGAACGCTGCAACTGCTGTTCGAGCAGTATAAATAGGTATATTCAAAGCATTCATCTGCAAGCTAACACTCTGCCCATATACCACATTATTATCTATACTCATAGAAACATCATCTACATAAAGACGCAATGTATTGTCAAGAAATATAATTCCGGGTTGTTTCTTTGCATCATCAACATAATTTCCATTTATATCTAAGGAATACGTCCTTACGTTAGACGCGTTTTCACATAGTAATTTAGCCATCATTTTCCCTTAAAGAGAATGTGTGCCTCATAAGAGACACACATAACTTGTTAGGCTTCAGTATCCTCTGAAGGATTTTCCATTAAAGCCAATTTTGTTTCGAGTTTAGCGATTCTATCTTCGTAGCCTTTAACTTTATTCCATACCCATTGGACTAATCGTAGTGCAATACCAGCCAAAGACTTCGGAGAAATAGAACCTACGTCCCCCCAACCTGTTAATTCATGGAATTCTTCAGCAACCGGACCGATGTAAACCACACCCGGTTCTTTCAAATACTCGAAACGGTAGATTTTCGCTTTCTCAATCAGACTCTCAATTTGTCTTTCTGTCAAGTCTTTGAGATTCGTTTTGAGTGTAGATGCAGACTGATCTGTGAAAGCACCACCAGATGTAAGTCTCGCACCAATGAAAGCTCCTGAAGCATTAATAAGTGCATCAGGAATTTCTCCATCCGCATTATATTCAAACGCCTCAAGAAAATTGCCGTTGTTGGTTGTGCCGTTTGCCTTACTCAAAATAAGGTTACGGACACCGGCACGCAAATCATCAATCTTGATGTGGAGTCCTGTCTGCGAAGCAACAGTTGCTTCTGCGTGGTACTTATCTTCGAGTATAGTAATCGGTTGCCGAATTATCATGAATTCTTCATCGGGCCCGATGACAAACCCACCAAACTCGAACCGTTCTTTATACTGCTGAAGCATGTGTTTTTGGGTGTTGCCCCAAAACTGCTGTTCGTAAGGATCGTTTCTTTGATTCACCTGTTACCTCCTTACCCTGTTAGGAATACCTGAAAGTATTCATCAGCAGCAGCAGCTTCGAGCGCATACGCAACAATCGGATCTCCGGCGGTTACCGTGACAAGTTCACCATCCGCTGCCGGTGTTAATGCCGCACCATCGCTAACAGCAGCATCAGCTACCGCTATAGCGGGACCCTTTTTCTGCAACCAGAAATACGCATCTGCCGACACTTCGTCGGGCGGAATACCGCCAAAACTCGCGGCTGCGCCTGCAAGCCCAATGTTCCGATACGGCGATGATGTGAGCGTAACGTCAGACGTTGTATCCAACTCCACAAATATCTCGCCGTCAATCGTGATGGTGACATTCGTTGCCGATGAAGGTGTTGCTGGAATCGCCTCACTTCTGGCAACAGGAAAATGAAGTCCTTCCCCTGTACCACTTTTGACGTAGAGATACCCGTCTTGGAAATAATCTTCAGCATACGCGGTCGCATGCGTCGTTGGAATATCTATCACCACTTTTCCCGAAAGCAAGTCAGGGGCTTCCGGTAAATCGGTAATATCAATAACGGCAATCGTCGGTTTCGCGTAGAGTCCACGCTCCAATGCCGTGCCACCGTTTTTAGCGATAGCGAATTCTTGACCATTATTGAGTACCTTTGGGAACCCCGGCTTATGCGGGAATTTGATTTCCTCACGTTCTTCCCAAACCGACCATTTATACTGGTGAAGCGGTCTCCATACTTGACCGAGTTCAGGTATATCTGTGACGTACAAACCTTGCGCTGCCATGACCTCAGCCTCCTATGGATTGATGTTGTAAAACTTGATGGTTCGCGCACGCTCGGTGCAACGCAAACACAATGTGAGAGTCACCCGGAAAATGATGGAAAACTGGTTGTCTGGTATCACAGCCTGATGGAATGTCATATTGTCCGCAGAATGGATAACCATTTTCAAATCGCGCGGACGGAAGCCGTAAACGACATTTTCATTACCATCGGGGCCTTGGCAATAGTCATCGGGGAAGAACGTAGCATTGAAGTGCAGTGCTTTGACGTGATCCTCGAACCCGAGTTCTTCTGCCATCTTGTTACGCGTCTTTGCACCTTCGAGCATGAGGGTCATATTATCGTAGTGTCCTGACGGCATAAACCACCAGATTTCACCAGAGCGTCGCCCTCTATGCACATCGTGCATCGCCGAGTAATAATGATTCCAACGTGCAGACTTGTTTTGGAAATCGAAAGAAATCGGATTCCACACAAAGTTCTGCGTCTGTGAGAGTTTCCCTTTCCGTTTGAAGCGTCCGTAATCTCGATACCCGACTCCGGCGTATGGCGTTTCCGGTTCAATGATTGCACCGAAGCCTTCAAGAATATCAGGCTCACCGCGTCTTGGTGTTCCGTCTCGGTAGACATCTTCGGAGAGTCTATCTGTCAAATCTTCGAGATGCAGTACCAATTCCGTGCCGAGTAAATCAATGAGTTTATCGCGAGCATCGGAACGCAAATCGCTCCACGAACTCATGTTCGCGACATCTTTGACTGTGAGATTACAATTCTGTAGCAATGTGCGTTGGTCGATGGTGACGGCTGCGTAGTATTCCTTCCATTCGATTGCCCCGCCAGCGAGCATCTCAACGCGTTCCGTGTTGATGGGACTTGCGCCGCGAAATGCGCCTACATTCCCACGTTTGACACGGTTTTTGATTTCAAGATTCCATCCTGTCTCATCTACCGACATCGCTTTGAGCATACCGAACGCGCTGGATTCTCTGTCGAGCGTCGCTGTGGCAATCTCATCTCGAAATGCCGAAAGTGTAGTGAGTTGGAGTTGATCCAAAACAGGGTAGGAAATAGAGCCAAACTGACCCATGATTTTTTCTCCTACTGTTTTGGATAGTAGCACACCCTATAAAATAGGGAGGCAGACAGACGTGCTACCATCTGCCTGCTATCCGTTAAAGATTGAATCCCGTCTGTTCTGCAACCTCACTTCTGAGAAATTCAAACATACCGGGATCATTATCCAATGCCTTCTCAATCGCTTGTCGTCGGGACTTGGTGCTGCGTATATTCATGATGCGCGAGGCTTCAGCTTCGCGTGTGGCATCATCGCTATCATTCGTTGGCGTATAGGTAGAATTCGGGACTCCGGGATGTCCCACCGCCGCGGCAGAACGTCTGCGTTGTCTTTCCTCTTTGAGGGTTTCTCGCGCCTCTCGTGGCAGTGATGCCATCTCAAAGGCTTGTGCGAACGCGACGACATTGCCTAAATCAAACGCTTCTATCATCGTTTGTGCAGCGTCCCTGTTAACACCAAACCGGTCCTGTAGTGCAGCTACATCTGCTTCGTAAGTCTGTTCTTCTTCAAAAGTATCGAACCGTTGTTTTACGTCATCGACGTTGCCCATATATTTCGAGACAACGTTGCGTAACATCTGTACTTCTGTCTGAAGATCAGCGTCACCAGCGTCTCCGTTAGGATCGCTCCCGCCAAATGGGTCAGACGAGCGTCCTGTGTTTTCACCCGCAAGGAGACTTGCGACTTGCGATTTAAGAGTGCTTACTTCATTCTGAAGCGTAGAATTCGTTTCGGTGAGAGATTTGTTCTCGTTGCCTTTCTCCGTAATTTTGCGTTGAGCATCTTGCCGACGCTTTCTTTCGGTAGCAAGGCTTTGTTGGAGTTTTTCCCACTCGTTGTTATCTTCAGAATCAGCATTAGAACGTGATGAATCACGATTAGAGAGTTCTTCTGCGGAGGAATCCGAACCATTCCTTGTATTTTCGTTGCCAGTGGATTCCTGTTTCCCGCTATCAGAGGTCCGAGCGTTTTCATCATCGGATGCAGACTCGTCCGCAGTGTCAGGAGTTCTATCATCGGGGGGTGTACCGAAATCAGAGTCTGACGGTCTCCGTGTCCGAGCTCCGCGTCTACGATTGTTCATAATTTTCTCCTTTTCAATTGAGATTAAGACAATAATAACAAAAAAACACAAAAAATTGCAACACTTTTTTTTCAAAAAAAAAAAATGCCCCCACAAAATTGTGGGGGCATCTTCTGAAACTTTATCTAACTTTTCCGACCAAAAATCCGTTTAATGCGTTCCCAAAACGACACTGTTTCCGGTGGAAACTCGAATGAATTATCCTCGTCCTCAAAACTTAACAGTCTATCAAAAGCAATGTGAAAATCATGTAGGCTATAGGGTGCATCAGAATTAAGTCCCAACCGTTTACAAAGCAAATCGAAATACTCATTTCGGGTACGACTGGCATTCTTACACCGTGCAAAAATGTTTTTAAGACGCAATCCAAGTCGCAAGTGAGCATCCTGGTCATCTTCAAGTATAGCAAACAAAACCTTAAACTCATTGTGAAAATGATCCATGTCATAAGACTTCTTGCTATCCAACCCTAATTCGTGACACAGAAAAATGTATCCCGGATGAAACTTATTACGTGCGGTTCGGAGCTCGCTTGCCCGCGCGGCAAGTGATTCAAATTTTGCGCCATCACAGCCAACAGCCACAGAAATTTCACGCAAGAGTTCTCTGTATTTCACCCGTTCCTCATGGCATTCATCGTACTTGTTTTTCTGGTCGTACAACAACTTCTCGAATTCATCGCGCTGTAAACGGGTATCAGCGACAGTATTTTCAAGGTCGGAAACTTTTGCGACTTCTTTCTCGTATGCCTCGATTTTCTCACGCAACAATTTTTCGGCTTCTTCTGCTCGTTCCTGAAATACTCGCATGCCTCCGCTATACAGTTCAAATTTTTCATCAAAAAGCCGTTCCCATTTCTCACTGTCTCGCTTATGCAGTTCTACTGTCTTATCAGCAGTCTTTATCTCCTCGCGAAGCGATGTATTCTCCACATTAAGATTAGCTATACGAGTTTCATAATCGAGGACTTGATCGGCTAAATTAACATCTATCTTCTCAAGCGCGAAGCGAAATAACTGTGGTAACGTTTTCACCCCAATTTTCTTTAACTGGGACTGTGCCGCATTCATTTCCGAGCGGTTTAAGTATACCCGACAACTGAATTCACGTTTCACGATACCCTCCTATAAACCGGGATGTGAGATTTCGTAGTCCTCCAATAAATCAATCGCCACAGTCCCGATTTTGACGATGAGTGCGCAATCCTTACATGGAAGCGTTTCAACGTCATAGTGAATCTTCTTCGAGCGTACAAATTTACGCTTAATCTCGACAGTTGTACCTTCCGGGACAGTTCCGAAATTGCGTTTGATGGGGACGAGGGTGATGCAGAGATCGCCAACTTCAAAATTCGGGGGAGGTACTTCTTCGACAACTTCTTCCACTTCTTCAATTTCGTCATCGACGATGTATCGGTTCCTGTCTACTGTGTTCATCGTGTTGTCTCCAAAGGCTTTATACCTCTTTTGAATTCGCCATCGACTGTCCGTTTAAAAGGTTCGCCGAACCGAACGGACGGCAATACACGTTCACTGACAGTGATAGGTTCACCGTTTCGTGGGTTGCGTGCCGGGTATTCCGGTGAATAGCGTGCAGAGAACGTTGCGAACCCTTTGATTTGCACTGGATGGTTCAACGCAACTTCCTCAATAATAGTTGTATTATACGCGTTAATAACCTTCTTGACAACGTTGAGAGGAATATCTAAAACATCAGACACTTGCTCACAAATATCTGATTTCGTGATAGTCTCCCTTTTCGCTTCGACGACTTCTTTCAACTTGCTCACAGGTTCATCTCCTTTTTGAGTTTAGCCTAAAAATAAGTAGACATCTTTGTAGCATAAACTGTTAGTTTGTGCCAGTCTGAATGCCTGTCAGAGG